CCTGCTGATATTAAAGCAACAATAGATTCATTAACTAATGTTAATAAACAATTAATAGAACATCAAAAACAAATTGATAGTATTATTCATGTTTATGAAGCTGAAGTAAAGCAGGTTGACAATCAAATAGATCACATAAAAGAGAAGACTACTATTATTCGTGAGTACTATCACGAACAAAGCCAAGCAGCTAGTTCCTATACTCCAACACAAGTAGATTCTTTTTTTAGAAATAGATATAGTTATTAAAAATTCCATAAAGATTATGGATTATAAAATCTAAAAACAACAATTATGAAAAAAACAATGATCGTTTTAGCAGCTGCTATCACATTTACCGCTTGTAACAACACAAGCGAAACTAAAGTAACTACTGTTAGCATAGATTCAACAACTGTTAGCATAGATTCATTAAAATCTGATGTAAAATTACTAAAGGTTAAATAAATTAATCCACATCTACCCCACAGAGCAGTATTTTTACTGCTCTTTTTTATATTTATACTCGATTAAAATTAAAAATATGAAAAAATTTATTAAACAGCTATTTGATGATAGCAACACAATTAATGAAAAAGCTGTAGTGGGTTATGTTGCATTTTTAATGATGATAATATCTTTAACTGTTGATCTTGTAACAGGATGGATGGGTAGGCCACTAATGATTAATGAATTCATATTTAATGGATTTATGGTAATTGTATTAGGCTCATTTGGTATTGCATCTGTTGATAAATGGCTTAATAAGAAATCTTTAAATGAAGATCCGCTAGAAGAACCTAAAGTAGAAGAACCTAAAGTAGAAGAATAATGAAAAAATTAATTATAGTATTAGTATGTATAGCTATATCATTAACTACATCTGCTCAAAAATCTAAGCCACAACCTTGGTCACTAAGCACTAGTTTAGGATATATTGAGGTAGTAAATCCTTACTCAGGATCTAATTTATGGACATCAGTTAATGTTGGTTATAGTGTTAAAAAATGGTCATTTGGTACTTGGGTAGGATACAATTATTGGGTTAAAGGAAAACAACAAGATTTTAGAGTTGGTATATCAACCAATTACACAATTAAAAAGTGGTAAAAAATGAAAGATATAGGAATAACTCTTAGTTTTTTAATAAGTGGGTTATTTGGAGCTATATTAATGGCATCTAAACAAGCCAAAGGAAATATTAAATCAATAATAATATCTGTTGTGGGAGGTATGGCCTCAGCTAATTATCTTACACCGGTATTGATTGAAATGCTAAAACTTGAAGAAACTAAACTACAAAATGGATTAGCTTTCGTTATAGGATTTTTAGGATTGAAATTAGTAGAGATAGTAAGTGAAAAGTTTCTAAATAAAATAATAGCAGTTGACGAACCTAAAAATAAACCAACAAAAAAGAAAACAGTAACTAAAAAAACTAAACCAAATGTTAGAAAAATTAAAAAATAAGCTTTGGATTGTTATAATACCAGTTGCCATTATAGTATTGTTATCGATATCAGCTATCAAGGACATTGAAAAGTCGCACATTGAATTAGATAATGGTAAACGTACCGCTTATTATCTAAGATCCTCAACTGACAGTTTAACTTACCTAGGGGCGGCTTATACAGCTACAGGTAATGAAAAATTTATCAATCAATTCAACGATCATTTAAAAAGAAGAAAAGAAATAAAGTTTGATATTAATGAAGATGCTTTAGTTTATTATAACGAAGGTCTTAGATTAAGTAATTTACTTGCAACTGAAATAGAAGGACCAGCATTTAAAACAATGGATAGTAAAGCGTTTTTTGGTGATAAATACTTGTCATATAAAACAGGAATAATTAATAGTATTGAAAGTTTAAGAATTACAGTTTATAATAAGTCAAACTCCAAATTACAGAGAGCCATATTAGAGCTCAACATTTACATCTACGCTTTAATTTTTATTGTATTAGGTTTAGTAGTGTTTATTAAATTTAATTCTACCCCTCCAATTAAAACAAAATCCACTAATAAAAAGAAAATACCAATTAAAAAATCTAAAAATGGCAAACGAAGAAGTTAAAGAGTCAACATCAACACAAGTAGGTAATACTACACTAACAGCAGAAGCTGGAGCAAGTGCAGAAGTACATGCTGGAGTAGCAATAACAGACACATCAGTATCAGCGACAGCAGGTGTATCAGCAGAAGTAGGTGCATCAGTATCTAGTACAACTGAATTTGATGGAGCTACATTAACAAATGAAGTACATGCTACAGCAGAAGCACATGCTGAAGCAACAGCAGAAGCAGGATGGGATGGTAGAGATGCTAGTGCTAATGTTAGCGTGGAAGCAGGAGTAAGTGCTGAGATAGGTACTAGTTCAACTGTAGAAACAGATCATGGAACATATGGTGTTCATGCTGAAGCAACAGCAGAAGCAAGCGCATACGCAGGGGCAAATGCCTCAGTAGGTGAACACGGAATAGAAGGTAATGCTGGAGCAATGGCTGGAGCGTCAGTAGGTGTAAATGTAGGTACAACTGCCGAATATGGAGATGTATCAGCAGAAGCAAATGCTGGTGTTAGTATAGGAGTACAAGTTGGAGCTGAAGTTGGTGGTGGTACTACAATGGAACATGGAGTAGTAACTGTAGGAATGGAAGGTGAAGTAGCATTATTAGCAGGAATTGAAATAAATACCTCAATATCTGTAGATGTAAATGATGAAATTAAAGCAACAGAAAAAGCAGCTGCTGAAGCGGCAAAAGCAGCAGCAGTTGCTAAACACAAGGCAGAAGTAGCAGCTGCAGAAGCTAAAAGAATAGCTGAACATCAAGCAGCAGTTGCTAAAGCTGAGGTTGAAAGACAAGCAGCAGTTGCTAAAGCTGAGGCTGAAAGACAAGCAGCAGTTATTAAACATGAGACAGAAGCAGCAGCTAGAGCAGTACAAGATGCAGCTAATAGAGCAGCGGAAGAAGCTAAAAAAATAGTTAATAAAGCAAATCCAAAAAATTGGTTTAAATAATAAAAATAAAATAAAATGGACATTAACAAACTAAAAGGACACATCCCAGATAGCGTCATAGCAATGTTACCGGATACAATGACAAAATTTGAATTGAATACCCCACTTCGCTTAGCTCATTTTCTAGCTCAAGCAGGACATGAGTCAGGTGGATTCAAAGCAGTAAACGAAAATCTAAACTATGGTGCTAAAGGATTGTTAGGAATATTTAAGAAATATTTTCCAACACCAGCAAAAGCAGCATTATACGAACGTAAACCAGAAAAAATTGCTAACCTAGTATATGGTGGTAGAATGGGAAATGGTGCTGAAGTAACAGGTGAAGGATATAAATTCCGTGGACGTGGTTATATTCAGTTAACTGGTAAAGATAACTACAAAGCATTTGATGCTGTTGTACCTGAAAATTTACTTGAATCACCAGATTTAGTAGCGACTAAATATCCATTATTATCAGCTGCTTGGTTCTTTCATAAAAACGGATTACATAAAATAGCTGATGGTGGAGCTACAGATGCTGTAGTAACATCAGTTACAAAACGTGTTAATGGTGGTACTACTGGTTTACCTGATAGACTTAAACACTTTAAAGAATATTACTCTTTATTAAAATAAAATATATGAAAAAGTTATTATTGTTTATTCTATTATCAACACCTGTTCTTGTAAAATCTCAAGTAACAACCTATGATAGTATTGGAAATATTCACCACACAGTTGTTGATACAATCAAATTACCATATCCAGTAGCTAAGCAGATTACCTTAGATCTAATTAGTGGTGATAGTGCTAAAGCTGAATTAAAATTATCTACTATTACTATTTCTTTATTAGAATCTAAAGTAATATTAAAAGATAGTATTATTTCAGGACACGTTCAAAAAGGCATTATGTATGAAGAACGTATCCAAAATGAACAATTAAAATTTGACACCCAAGGATTATGGGTTAAAGATTTACAAAAACAAAATAAAAAGCTTAAAGTAAAACTTACCTTTACTAAAATAACACTTGGTGGTATTATTGGTGGATTAACATATCTTTACTTTATAAAATAATCGTCCTGCTACCTAGGACTGCCTATCTAGACCATAGGTGCAAGCTCTAATCCCGTAAGGTTAGGGCTTTTTTATATATTTATATACATGAGCGAACAGCAAAATATAAAAGACATAATTAAACAGGAATTTGTTAAATGTGCTCAAGATCCTGTTTATTTTATGAAGAAATATTATTGGATCCAACATCCAAAACGTGGTAGAATTCAATTTAATTTATATCTGTTTCAAGAAGGTGTGTTACATCAATTCCAAAAAAATAAATATAATATAGTTAATAAGTCAAGACAATTAGGTATATCAACCTTATCATCAGCTTATTCATTATGGATGATGTTATTTAACAAGGATAAAAATGTACTTTGTATTGCTACAAAGCAGGAAACTGCTAAAAATATGGTTACAAAAGTAAAATTTGCTTATGATAAC